CTATCAGGTTCTCGAGGATTTTCGTACGGTGAAGGTACTACGCATGTGGACGCACTATGAATAGGAGCTGACCAAACGCACAAGCGAATCGGATGTGCAGGCGCTCCCGTTAGAACGTCTGATTGTAAGCGGCCACCTGAATTAGCACCAATTTCCACCTGATTTGGCACTAAAAATAAAGGAGAGAAAATCAGCTGGCACTAACCTTGCTTAAATGGTCCACCTCACCGCTCCCGGCAAGTCAATTTAACACGTCTAAAATGCTCCTTAAATACCTAATAACCTCACCCTCAAATTAAACGTATCAGCATGCTTCGCGTGGCCCTCCCACGATGCGATCACCGCATCAATATTGTCCCGCGTCGGCTTCCCTTGAGCTTTCCTTTTGTGGTGCGCTCGCAGCTTGCGTTTCATGCGGCGCACGCTGTCTTTTCTGAGTGCCCGGTGGGTGGGCCAGATGCGGTAGCCGAGAAAGTCGAGGGGCCTGCCTCCGCCGATGGAGACGGGGTAGACTTGGGTTTTGCCGTTGGTGCGCAGGGCGAGGGCATCCCACAGGAAGGCCTCGATCGTTTTGCGCACGGCGTGAAGGTGGGGCTTGTCGTGGTGAATGACGCAGAAATCGTCCATGTATCTCAGATATCGGGGCTCGCGCAGCTCGTGCTTGGCGAACTGGTCGAGGTCGTGCAGGTAGATGTTGGCGAAGAGCTGGCTCGTCAGATTGCCGATGGGGACGCCTCGCGGGAACGGGTCGCCAGGGTCGGCGGGGCTGTCGATGATCTCGTTGAGAAGCCACAGGGTGTCGGCGCAGGCGATGCGGCGGCGAAGCTGCCCTTTAAGGACCGGGTGGGCGATGTTGGGAAAATATTTGGCGATATCGGCCTTGAGCACGTAGACGCAGCCGTGCTCGCGCTTGACCTCGCGCATGAAGGCCTGGGCGCGGTCGGCTCCGGCGTGCGTGCCCTTGCCCGGACGGCAGGCGTAGGTGTCGCGGATGAAGCGCCGCTCCCAGATCGGCTCAATGGCTCCGACCAGGGCGTGCTGCACAATGCGGTCTTTTAGCGGCAGGGCGGCGACGATGCGCTCCTTGGGCTCGAAGATGCGAAAGGTGCGGTACGGGCCGGTGCGGTAGCTCTTCCAGATCAGGCTGTTCTGGATCTCGATCAGGTTCTCCTCCAGGTTGCGCTCGAAGGCGAGCACGTCGCCCTGCATGCGGCGCCCCTTGATGACGCGCAGCCACGCAAGGTAGAGCGACTCGAAGGTGATGATCGATGAAAAGATGTCGGTGTAGGTCTTGGCCATCTTGAGCCTTTTGGTAAAAGGCGGCCGGAGCGAAGGGTCTCCCTGGGGATACTGTCTCACCCCGGCCTGTTCATGTTTTTCGGCGCTTGGCCGAGGAGTCACGGGTCCTTTCGAAAGTGCACTGGACGTCGCCCCTTAAGGCGCCGACTTCTGGCTGTCTTCGAGAGCGGGGCGGAACCCGATGTTCGTGTTCACGTTCGAACGCTCATTGTTCAAGTTCAGGGCGAAAGACCCGGCATTCGCACCATTGTTCCAGTTGCCGCCACGGATCGGCAGACGCTCACGCCTCATGTTTACCCGCGCCCCTGTTGGTACTCTTGAACCAACCTCCCACCATGCGGCCAACTTCGTCGAGCTGCCGACTCCAGACCTCGTACTTCCTGAACGGGAGATATTCAAGCTGCATCGCCACCCGAATCTGCGAACGCAGCAGATCGAGCTCGGCATCGAGGTCCTGCATGGTGGTCTTCTTGTGGTAGCGGCGATTGCAAATAATGATCAGGCGCAACAGGCTCCACATGCTCTGACGGATCTCCTGCGAAAGCACGTGGCGCTCGGCCTTGGGAAACTGCCGCAGCGCCCCGTACCCGTAGGCGATCATGTCTTCGCACTTGCGCCGAATCTTCAATTCGTCCACGACCACAAAACCTTTCAAGGAAAAGGGCAAGACGGGCTATCGCCCGCCCCACCAGAACACAGAAAACAGATTACAGAACGAAAGCGGGGCGGACCCCGAGGTTCGTGCTCACGCTCGAACGCCCATTGGTCAAGTACAGGGCGAAAGACCCGGCATTCGCACCATTGTCCCAGCTGCCGCCACGGATCGGCAGACGCTCCCCGCCGTTGTTGACGTAGAGCCTGCCTCGGGTCATATCCGTGGCGTGAGGATGCAGCCCGAGCTGCCGGAGGATCGCGGGGATCGTCACGCCGCCCGCCGCAACGACGTCCTTGTACTGCGTGGAGGGCGTACCGGATGTCGTCACCGAGGTTGCGAGCTGTACGCTACTGACGCTGTCCCACTTGAGGGTGTTCGCCGTTCCCGGCGCCACAAGGGAGCCGTCCTGCAAGATTGCCCGCCAGGCGCTGGAACCGGCGGCGTGACTGATGGTGTTGTCGGCGGCGTTGTTGTCGGCGATGACCTGGATCTCACCGTCGACGAGGCGCATGCCGCGCTGCCACTCCCACACGTTGCCGACCAGATCGGCGATGCCGCTCGGCTCGCCGTTGTGGCGCCAAGAGGCGGGGCCTGCACCGGTCAGGGTGCGGGCGGTACCGGAGGCGAGACCGGGGTTGGCCCCGTCTTGCCGGGGGGCGGTCTCGTAGGTTGCGGTATAGTCTCGCCCGTAGTTGGTATTGCCCCGGATCGTGTCGGGGCCTTGCGACTTATGGTTGAGCAGGGCGATGGCGGCCCATTCTGCGTTGGTCATCATGTGCCAGCCCGCACCTTTGGCGCTGCATTGAACATCCGCCGTGTCGAAGTTGATGCTCGCCGCCGGATCGCGGCCCGGGAGCGACAAGGCGCGGTTATCGTGGATAACGGCCGGATACTGACCGATCCAGATCTCGCTCTTGGTCGTGCCGTTGACAATGAAGGCCGGATGCGGCACGGCGGGCCAGGTCGGGTCGATGGTGTCGAGAGTAAACATCGGGATGCGGCACATGTGGCTCGGGTATCCCTTATCATCGTACATGACGGTGACCTGACCGCCGGTGGCGGCTTCGACGGACTGGCGTAGGGAGTCTTTAATACTAATGATCATACTCATGGCGCTCTATTCTCCTTCGGCTTGGTGGGCGGCAGGGAGCGCCCAGAGGTTGATGCGGATCAGATGGATGTCGATGGGTGCGCGCTCGGTCACAGTGATGGGCTCGCCGGTCTCCGGATCGTCTTCGCCGGTTTCGACCAGGGCAAAGCGCGCAGGGGGCAACACGACGTTGGCGGCGTACCACCCGCCCCCCTGACCTTCGACGACGCACCCCTTGTCGCACAGGGACAGATCGATGGCCGTCTCCACGTCGCTTTGGCGCGCGGCAACGTCAATAATAAAATCGCCGATGGTAAGAATGCCGCCGTCCAGGGTGACCGCGACGTGCGACCCTTCCGTCATAGTGTGTATTTGCATAGAATCTCTCCTCATCCTGCTGGGTTAAGCAGCGTCCAGCGCACCTGCACGTTGTCGGCGCCGCCGTGAATCTTGATACGAAAGCCGTTCTGCTGCTTTTCAGCGATCTCCAGCACGCCGACGGCGCCCAGATCGGTCGCCGACTCCACCATGAGGTCGACGGCGTAGTTCGGCGCGTTCAGCATCGGCGCGGGCAGCGCCACGTAAGCTTCTTGCACCGTGCCAACGACCCAGCCATTATAGGGCTGGATAACGCGCCGGTCGGTCAGGGTGACGGCGGTCAAATTGTTCGCAACGTCACCCGCCGGAAGGGTCAGCTCGTAAAGCATCAAAGCGTTATCCGGTACGACCTCGGCAACATCGACGCGATAAATTCCCGCCACATTCACCAGATAGGCAAAACAGGTTTTACTGGCTGTCCCCGGGTTGGTCGGCACACTCACATGATAATCATCATCCGCCAGCTGTCGCAGACCGCCATCGCACCAGGCGCTGCTGACGCCACTGCCGACCACCCCGGACAGCGACAGATGCAGGGCGCGAATATCGGCCTTGGTCAGCACCAACCCGGCGACCACCCACTTATTCTTAAGCGTCACCACGCCCTGCGCCAGGGCGCGTTTGCGCAGATGCTCAATCGCCAGGGTATTAACGCCGGCAATCGACAGCGCCTGAGAAATAGCGGCGACAATGGTGTTTTGCGCCTCGGCGTCGATACCTGCGGCCAGCGTTTGCAGGGCATCAAGTTGGTCTTTAAGGTATTTTGTGCGGTTACCAAGCTGTTTGCCCTGCACGTTGCTGGTTCCGTTGGGGCCGCCCACTACCGGGTCGGTCGTCTCGATCTGGTAGACGCCCGCCTCCCACTGGCTGATTTCTTCAAGATTTGCCATAAATGTCTCCCTTTAAAAGATAATGGTCCAGGTGCCGGATAAGGATATATCGCTCTCTTTCTCGATCACGCCGCGCACCTTGCGCGAATAAAGCGTGCCGTCGCTGCAGATCAGGCCGAATTCGCGGATCGCCTTGCCGTTGGCCTCACTGGTCGCCAGCGTCCACTCAAAGCGCACCTGCCCGGCCGCCGGGTAGCTTTTGCCGCCGACCGGCTTGACGTAGGCCCCGGTCAGGGCGGCATCATCCGGCGAGGGGCCACCGGCGGCGGTGCCGAAACCGATTGCGGTAATTGTCTTACCCCCGCCGTCGCCGCCGATCAGGCGCGCGTGCGCGTCCCTGGCTGCCGCCAGAATCAGGTTGTCTTCCTCAAACTCGCCAACCAGCTCGCCGCGCCGAAAAACCAGCACCCGCAATACGCCGCGCGGGCCTTCGGCGGCATCGTTTATATTCATCTCGCCTCCTGTTCTAGGCCGTCAAGGCCTCGGTGTTGGTCGCCGCATGGTGCCGCAGACCAGCATAATTATGGCGGCCGTTATGGCGCACCTGGCGGGTCAAGGCTATAGCCAGCCCGTCGCGCGGCGAGCTGGTCGGCTCGCCGTAGCAGGCCGCGCCGTCAGCCATGCACAGCCCGTTGTAATCCGGCGCGGCCATAGACCAGGCATCTGCCGCCGTCATCGGTACTGCCCCCAGCAGCAACGCGCTGCGCTCGTTGGCGTAGTGCTCGCCGGTCACCAGCCAGCGGCTATAACGGCTGTGCCCGCTATAGGTCTGCTCGCCGTTGTGGCGCCAGCGGTCATCGTAGCCCAGCGGGTCGTACCCTTCGAGCAGCTGCGCCTGGTCGTGGTTGACCTGCCCGCCGTAGGTCAGCCCAAAGTGCGCCTCCTCGGCCAGAGCCGGAGCCGCCACCATCGTGGCGCCCTCGGTCTGAAGCAGTTCATCGGCCATGCTGGCGCTAAAACTCACCGCCCGCAAATGGCGGCTGACCGGCTTGGCGGCATCAATCAGCCGCAACAACCGCGCCAGATCGGCGCTGCTGATGCCGGCCGTTTCGCCAAGATCGGCCGCTACGTCAAACAGTGCCCAGCGACTGCCGCCCAGGTAGGTCTCTTCGCCGCTGTGTAGCTGGGTGCCGTTGTAGGTCAGCTGCGGCAGCCCCTCTGAAATTGTTGCCTCGGCGTAACCTGCCGAGCGCAGCGCCTCGCGCACCGCCCACACTGTCCCTTTGCGCTGGTGGATCGCGATACTATCAGCGCACACCTGACGTTTGATCGCCTCGGGCCAATCACTATCCCAGACGTCAACCGACAGCGCCCAGGCCAGCCAGGGCAGCACCTGCGGCGGGCAGGCCTGCGGGTCCCACAGCGTGCCCACGGGTACCGGCACATCGGCCAAGCGCGCGGTGGCCTCGCTCAGCGCCCGTTCGGCGGCGCTGGCGTTGGGGGGCAATAGATGGCTACTCATCGCGGCCCGCCACGGTCACGGCGAGCGCCTGGCACCAGGCGGCCTGGCTGTCGTCAACGGCCAGCCCCGCCGCCGGGGAGGCCAGCGTCACGCTTTGCACACCCGGCTGATGCAGCGCCGCGTAGAGGCCCGACAGGGTAATATCGGCCCCCAGGCGATGCTGGGTCGCGGCATAGGCGCGAACTGCGGCCTCGGCTGAGCACCGCACCACCTCCGCGTCAGGGCCGTAATGCAGGGTCAGAGCGGCGCTGATGGTGTAGGGGATAATCTGCGCCGCCTGGACCGTCACCCCGTCGCACAGGGGGCGCACCGTCTCGTCTGACAGAGTCGCGTCGACCGCATCGAGCAGGGCCGCATCCGGGGCGCCGTCGCCGACGGCAGACAGCACCGTCACCAGCACCTCGCCAGGGGAGGGACTTTGTACCGACACATCCTTGACCTGCGGCGCGGCCGACAGGGCATGGTAGCGGTACGCGCCGCTGCTGCCAGCGCTGGTCCACCCCTCCGGGGCGAGCTGCACGCGGGCGCGCAGGGCGGCGTCGCTCTCATAGGTGGCCGCCACCGGCGGCAGGGCGCTCGGGTCGCCGGGGTCGATCAGCTGGCGCTGCACCCCGTAGAGGGCGGCCAGGTGGTCGAGGTCGCTGCCGGTCGCATAGGCGAGCAGCACAGCGCGGGCCGCGTCGTTGACCCTTTGGCGGATTAACAGCTCGCGGTAGGCGCAAACTTCGAGGACCTTGCAGGCCGGGTCGCTCTCCAATAAGGCGGTAAAGGCCGGGTCGCGGTTTTGCAGATCGTCGCGCAGCGCGGCGAGGATCGTCTCATAATTGAGAGTTTCCACCACCTGTGGGGCGGACAGCCGGGTTAAATCAATCGGCGTTGTGATCATAATATGATCCCTTCCAAGGTCACTGGCTGGCCCGTCGGCCGATAGCGGCCGGTCAAAGTCAGACTGATTTTGCCGGAGGCGAGCGGCGCGGCCTGCACGCTGTCGAGCTTGAGTCGCGGCTCCCATTTCGCCAGCGCCTCGGCGGTGGCGGCGTAGACTTCGACCAGCAACACCTTGTCGACCGGGCGGTCGACCAGCTCAAAGAGACGGCTACCGTAGTCGCGGCGCATCACCCGGCTGCCCAGCGGCGTGGTCAGAATATCGCGGATGCTCTGGTGCAGGTGGTCAACCCCCGTCAAGCTCTTCCCCGTGGCGGCGCTGGTGCCGTTCATGCGCTCTCCTTGGGCGTTTCCGCCTCGATGTCGCAGACATAGCCGCCGCCATCCAGGCGGTGGGTCACGCGGGTTATAATCCAGTCGCCGTCGGCGCCGCTGCGCAACCCGGCCACTGTCATCCTCCCTTCGGCTATCAGCAGCGGGTCGCCGGGGCAGCTCAGGCGTAGCGTCGCCAGCCCTCGGGCAAACGCGGCCAGCTTGGCCCTGGCCGCGCTGGCGGCGCTTTGCTCATCCGGGTAGCGGCGGCCAATAGTAAAAACCGGCTCACCGCTGCCCGCCGTCACCGTCCGCTCGGCGGCGCTGGCGGTGTCAAACCACCTGGCCGTCACCGCCGGATACTTACCGCGTTCAGCCAGCGTCACCTCCCAGCGCGACACCGCGCCAGCACCAAGGGTCACCGGCGCAATCGTCCTGCCACTGGCGCTCTTGGCCTCACCGGCGGGCACAAACAGCAGCAACCCCCCGGCAGGCTTGGCCACCGCGCCGCGCTCCCTGGCCAGGCGGGTCAAAAAATGCAGGTCGCTCTCGTCGGCCTGGTCGATATGGACCAGCGCCTCACTCTCAAACACCTGACCGACCCGCGCCTCGTCGCCATGTTCGGCGGCGATGCTGCGCACGATATCGGCCAGCCACACCTCATCCCACGAGCGGGTGCGCGGCTTTTTCAGGCCCTGGCGCAGATCGGCGGCGCGGGCGCGGATGGTCATCTGCTG